TTGAAATCTTTGACGACAAGTTCAAGTTAGCAAAGGAAGATGCAGCTTCTCTTAAGGGAGTAATCAAGAAGCTTGAAGATATCAAGTTCGATGATAAGATAGCCGAATTGGTAAAAGATCTAGAAGGGCAAACCTTAGAGATTGAAAATCATAAAATGCTTTGCTCTTCCCTAAAGACCGATATCGAAACTAGTAAGAATAAATTTAAAGCTTTGCAGGAACAGATCTCCTCAATCCCAGCTACGATAATTGATGCAAAGAAAGTAACTCACGATATTTCAACAATGGAACTCAAGCTTAAATCTGTACTTGAAGAGAACGAGAAGCATCTATCTCTAAGAAAGACTAATGAAGAATTGGTTGAAAAAATCAATAAAGTGCTTTCCGAGTCTAATGTTGAAGAGTTCGAGACAAAACAGAGCCAAATTATTAAAGTAAATGAAAGCATGAGCAAGCTTGTTAATGAAATTAATAAGATGGATGCCTTATTACAAGTCGAGGAAAAGAAGATTCAGCTCCTTAATCAAGTTCCTTGCGGGGATCAATTTCCTCAGTGTCGCTTTATCAAGGATGCATTTGCTGCACTAGAGACAGTTGGGATTACAAAGGATAAGCTTAAGGAACTTGCCAACAAGAAAAGCGATTATGCTAATGAGTTAGAGGATTTAAATCCCGATCATGTCGCTACTTTGATCAAAAAGCATAAGCAAGTTTTAGATAAGAGGACTGAATCGCAGAATACTATCAACAAAATTGACTTAGCTTTGGCTAAAAATGAGAATCTGATTCTAAAACTGCGTTCTGACCTCGAAGTGAATCAAAATTTGCTCAGGGAGTATGAACAGAATAAAGATATTATTGAAAATCTTGAAGAACTTACCAAGGAAAAGAATGATTTATGGCATCAGCTAGGATGGGATGAGAACAAACTGCTTTCATGTCAAGACAATTTAATGGATCTATATCGTTTAAACGGTTCTTTGAACAATAGAAAGGAAAATCTTGAGCAACAGAAGAATGAATTGAATGAAGCAAGGGAACAGTACCTAGCATATGACCTATTCATGACTTGCATGCACACAAATGGCATCAGCCTAGACATTATCAAGAAGAAACTACCAGTTCTTAATGAAGAAATTGCATCAGTGTTAGCAAATATTGTAGATTTTGAAGTCTATCTTGAGAATGAAGAGAAGAAGCTTGATATTTTCATCAAGCATCCCAAGTTTGAAGCAAGACCACTTGAGATGGGTTCAGGAGCAGAGAAGACAATTGCCGCAATGGCTATTCGACTAGCTCTTCTAAATGTATCTTCTCTTCCTAAGGGAGATATATTCATTCTTGATGAGCCCGGAACGGCATTGGATGAGGAAAATATGGAGGGATTCATTAGAATCTTGGATCTTGTTAAGTCAAACTTCAAGACTGTCCTCCTTATCTCACATCTTGATTCTCTCAAGGATACTGTCGATTCTCAGATTTCTATCGAAAAGAGAAAAAACTTTGCTTTAGTTCAGCATTGAGTGCCTAATTATGATAACTTGTTTATATAAGTAATTGGAGGAACTATGACAATGGTAAAGAAGGCACGGGCTTTTCTCGATAAGCATGTAGAAAGATTCATTTCTCGTAAGTTTCTAGCTTGGGCTACTGCAACAGGTCTTTGTTATGTTGGTACTGTAACTAGTAGCGATTGGGTAGCAGTTACGCTAGCTTATATCGGTTCTCAAGCTCTTGTAGATTTAGCCACTCAGTGGAAGACTGGAAGTAAATCTGGAAGAGATATAGCCAGCGAAGAGGAGCTAGGTTGAAAATGTGGATAGCACGAGCATATAACTGGATGAAGAAAAACTTGTTGATATCTGGTGCTATCATTGGAGGAGCATTATCTTTTTTGATAATGCTCTTTTTTAAACGTGATAAACCAAATGAAATCTTGCTGGAAGACAAGAAAGAATCGAATAATGCAAGAGCAGAGAAAGATAAGGAAGTACTTAGTTTAACTGACAAGTACTCAGAAGATCTTGAGAAAGCTAGAGTAGCCGCTCAAAAGGCAGGTCAGGAGTTAACATTACAGCAGGAAGAGAAATTAGCCGAAAGGCTCGAAGCTTATTCCAGCGCTGAGTCCGCCGATGATAGAGAGGAAATAAGGAAAGATATCGGCAAAGTCTTTCCTTGGATGAAAATGGTTAAGCCAACTGAATTTGGAGTAATTGAATGAGAATAAATAATATGAGTAAGTGGTTATTAAGTCCATTGCTTTGCCTCGCAATTGCAATTCCTAAAAAAGCTATAGCTGAGGATCTTGATGAAGACTTAGATGAGTTCGAGTATGTAGAAGATGAGTATGATTCAACGGCAGATATCAAGCTCGATCTCCCAGAGTTTGAATACTCTTTATTGGAACAAGGTCAGAAGTTAACTGCATCAAAAGATGTTTATCTTCTATCGCCACAGACCTTTGCAAGAATCGTAAATGAATACGATTTCATGCAGAGGAAGTATGAAACTTATCTTCAGGAAAAGTTGGAGCTTCAGAAGCTTCATTACCAATATAAGCTTGATGTACGAGACGAGCAGATTGAATTCTTGGAGGTTGAGCTAGATCGTTCAAATAACTTATTGATTAAGTTAAATAATAATGACAACTCTGATTCCGGTGCTCTTTGGGCCATACTGTCATTCGCAGCTGGTTGTGCTTTGACTGTAGGTCTCGTATATGCGATCAATCCGGGGGTAAAATGAATTATGAAGGATTACGATACGATTGCTGCTTTGGAGAAGGCTATATCTGAGAAGTATGGCAGAGAAGCCATAGAGGATCCAAGAGCAAATTGGACTGATGAAAAGGAAAATGAATATTTACACCAACTCAATGTTATCAGCGAAAGACTGGCTAATCTCTCATCGCAATTAGAGAAAGTTGAGTTTAATGGGTTTTTTGTAAGTAAGAAACTACTTAATAGAGAAAAGAGTGATAGAACATGCAATTTGTGTGGGACCTACTCTTTTGATAAAAGAGATGATTTATATATGAGCAGGTTTGATTGTTGTTTTACTTGCTACGTAAAGAAGATAGAAGGAAGAATAGAACAAAATAAGTGAGGAAATTATATGGAATGCAAAGATGATTTATGTAAGTTGCTTCAAGATGCCATTGACACTTTACAGGAAGCAATGGTTGACGCAAACAAATGTCAGCACAAGGGAAATAGATCTGCTGGTGTAAGACTTAGAAAGACATGCCAAGATGTTCGTGAGAAGCTCGGCGAAGTAAGAAGAGCTGTACAAGATTTAAAGAATCAGGATGCAGAAGAAGTAAAATCAGAGGAATAAATAATGGCTAATGTTATAGAAATTGTTAGAGGAATTTCACAAGCAGTTTCCAATATTCATGATGGAGCTATTGATGAAAACGGAGATCCAGTTCTTATCGGATTGAAAAGAGAGAAGGAAGTACCAATAACAGATAAACGTGTTATGGATGGTTTCTCGATTCGCTTGCATGGTGATAGGTTAATGCTTTATTATAATAGCGAAACAACCATGAATGAAATTCACTCAAATAGTTTCGAAAACGATGTTGAGTCCATTATGGCTGAAATTGTAAAGCATATAAAGAAAGAATACCGTAAGGTTGTTGGTTCATCATTGGAACTTAAGAAAGAAGGTGAAACTGATATCCTTGTACAGAATATGAGTCGTGTTCGTTCTTGGATAACTGCAAAGCAAGAGTTTATAGTTAAGAGTTACGAGAAGGCAGTCGATCCTGTAAAAGGAGAAAGTAAAGACAGCTTAGAGAAGAATTTTAAGGATTGGCTTAGAATTGATAAAGAAGTCGGAAAAGGTTCGAAAAAGAATTTAGCTGATAAACGTTCCGAACAGGATAAGAAACCGCCGGAAGGAAATATTTTGAGGAGAAAGTGATGAATATTACAAAGGGTAGAATAAGAGAAATAATTAAAGAAGAAGTTATTCGATATATTCAATTGAATAAAAAAGAAAAAACTCCTCAAGAAAGAATTATTGAATCACTTAGAGGAGAATTAAGTAATATTTTTAAGGTTGTAGAAGAAGCAGTTTCTTCTGGTGGTGATATAAAGGAGATTAAATCTGCCCTTGTCGATAAGGGTATGCATTTATCTAAAGCTAATAATGGTTCTTCTATAGTTGTAACTACACCAAGTGGTGATTTCTCTATCCAAAAAGTAAATAATAAGCAAGCCGATCCCGATGTTTCAATTAAAGGTAAAGGTGGCTTTTCTTTTATGATTAACCCATTACCTGCGAGATAAAATAATGAAGTGGAGTTGCCATGGCATATCGATTGAGCAAAGACGAAATAGTCAAAGAAATAGTTCGCTGTGGCAAAGACCCGGTTTACTTCTTAAATAATTATGGAAAGATCTCACATCCTCAAAAGGGATTAATAACATTTAAGACTTTTAACTTTCAGAATGACCTCTTAAGATCATTCAAAGACCATAGATTTAATATTATTTTGAAGGCCAGACAATTAGGTATCTCTACCATTACGGCGGGATACATTGTCTGGCTTATGACGTTTCATAGGGATAAGAACGTTCTTGTGCTTGCGACAAAGTTTGGAACAGCTTCAAACTTGGTTAAGAAAGTAAAAAATATTATGAAGAATATTCCGGAATGGATGCAAATTGCAAACATTACCGTGGATAATAAAACATCATTTGAATTATCAAATGGTTCTCAGATTAAGGCTTCTTCTACGTCAGGTGACGCTGGACGTTCAGAAGCTCTTTCTCTTCTTGTAATTGACGAAGCTGCTCACGTTGAAGGATTAGAGGAACTATGGATGGGTCTCTATCCTACGCTTTCTACCGGTGGTAGTTGCATTGCCCTTTCCTCTCCAAATGGTGTTGGAAACTGGTTTCATAAGACTTATGTAGCAGCCGAAGAAGAGCAAAATGATTTTCATCCAACTAAACTCTCTTGGGATGTACACCCAGATAGAGACTTGGTATGGTTTGAGAAAGAAACAAGAAACATGTCCAGAAGAGAAATAGCTCAGGAGCTTGAGTGCAACTTCAACATGTCAGGTGAAACTGTTATAAACCCAGAAGATATTGAAAAGATATTAGAAACAGTTTCAGAGCCAGAATATAAAATAGGTTTTGATAGAAATATATATATTTGGGAAAAGTTCGATCCTAAGAATTCTTATATTTTGAGTGCTGACGTCGCTCGTGGAGACGGAAAAGACTATTCAGTATTTCACGTTATAGATGTAACAAATATGCGACAAGTAGCTGAATATCAAGGAAAGCCTGAATTAGATTTCTTTGCTCATATGCTCTATGATATTGGTACATCTTACGGAAAATGTATGATGATTGTAGAAAATAATAATGTTGGCTATACGGTATTAACAAAACTTATAGATATGAAGTATAATAATATATATTACTCTGTTAAATCTACACATGAATATATCGAACAATACGTTGCAGAGCAAATGTCAAACTCAGTTGCAGGGTTTACTACTTCAATGAAGACGAGACCATTAATCATAGCTAAATTTGAAGAATTTATAAGAAATAATCTACTTACTATTCGTTCAAATAGATTACTTAAAGAATTACAGACATTTATCTGGAACAATGGAAAAGCAGAAGCAATGAGAAGTTATAATGATGACCTTATCATGGCGATGGCAATTGCTTGCTGGGTTAGAGATACAGCGCTAATAGGCGATAGGACAGAATCTGATTATGCAAAAGCTATTTTATTAGGCATGAGCAAAGCAGGAGCTTCATTTCATACTCTCGTTCCGGGTCAAACTGGATATTCAAAGTCAGATGAATATCGTGAGAAAATGCAAGAATTAGAGCCTTTTATGTGGATAACAAAAGGATAAATAAAATATGGCTATTAATAGAAACGACAACTCAAGAAACGAAGAATCTTTGTTATTTAAGCAATTAACAAGATTATTCTCAGGTCCTATTGTAAATTATAGAAGACAAACGCAGAGAAAGTTTAGAAAAAAACAACTTGATAATTATGCCGATAAATTTACATCAGCATCTGGTCAGCAGTTTAAGAAGACAGAATATGGAGCCGGCTTCGAAGCCCTAGCTACGTCTCAAATGTTACAGCAGGATAGAGCTGTAAGATATATAGATTTTGAGCAAATGGAGTACATGCCTGAGATTGCTTCAGGTCTAGATATCTATGCTGATGAAATAACTACAAGTACAAAACTTACTCCTCTTCTTTCGATTGACTGCCAGAATCAAGAGATTAAAGATATCCTTAATTCACTTTATCATAACATTTTAAATGTTGAGCACAATCTTTTTGGATGGGCTAGAACCATGTGCAAATATGGAGATTTCTTTCTATATTTGGATATTGATGATACTCATGGTATAACAAATGGTTTAGGTTTACCACCGGCTGAAATAGAAAGGCTTGAAGGTCAAGATAAAACAAATCCAAATTATGTCCAATATCAATGGAATTCTGCTAGAATGACATTTGAAAATTGGCAAATTGCACATTTTCGTGTTCTTGGTAATGATAGATATGCTCCATATGGCACTTCAGTTCTAGAACCAGCTAGAAGAATATGGAGACAGCTTACCTTGCTTGAAGATGCGATGATGGCATATAGAATTGTAAGATCTCCCGAGAGAAGAGTTTTCTATATCGATATTGGAAATATTGCTTCACAAGATGTTGAGCAGTACATGGAACGCATCAAAACAACCATGAAAAGAAATCAGATTGTTGATTCTAGAACTGGTCGTGTAGATTTGAGATATAATCCAATGTCTATTGACGAAGATTATTTCATTCCTGTAAGAGCAAATAATAATACAAAAATTGAATCTCTTCCGGGTGGCACTTATACTGGTGATATTGACGACGTTAAGTATTTACGAGATAAGCTATTTTCTGCTTTAAAAATTCCTGCTTCATATCTCTCTAGAGCTGAAGGCTCAGATGAAGATAAGGCTACATTAGCTCAAAAAGATATTAGATTTGCAAGAACAATTCAAAGATTGCAGAGAGTTATTGTTTCTGAATTAGAAAAGATTGGTATTATCCATTTGTACACTCTCGGCTATAGAAAAGAAGATTTAGTTGGATTTAAGTTATCTTTGAATAACCCTTCAAAGATTGCAGAACTTCAAGAATTAGAACATTGGAGTACCAAGTTCGACGTCGCATCTGCTGCGACAGAAGGGTATTTCTCTCGACGTTGGGTCGCCAAGAATATCTTCCAGCTTTCAGATGAGCAGATACAGCAAAATCAAAGAGAAATGTTCTTTGATAGGATTCTTGATTCTCAGCTTGAAGCAATTGCTGAGGGAGGAGAAGGCCTCGGAGGTGGCGGAGGCGGAGGAGGTCTAGGTGGGGATCTCGGTAGCGAACTTGGAGGAGACTCAGGCGGTGAAGAACTCGGTGGCGCAGAAGATGCCGGAGGCACAGAAGATACTGGAGGCGGCGAAGACGAAGATAGTATGTTACTAGCAGCACCGGCCAGAAGATCTTCATCGGTAAAGCAAACAACTACGCCCGCTTCGAAGGGTAAGATGTATACTCCAAAGACTTTTAACGGTAAGCCACAATTGGGAGGGGATCGCAGACCATCAGGAGCAGCAAAAAGAAGCACTAAAGGCTCATGGTCTGATGAAAGTACTTCGAATACTAGAAGAAATACTCACAAAGGAATGAGTGATATAATGAGTTTAGTTAAGTCATCCTTCCTTGAGTCAAAAGAGCCTACTAATTATGAAGAAGAAGAGCGTTTTATTTTGAATAGTAATAATGAAGTAAAAAGGCTTATTGAGCAATTACGGAGAAATAATGATGGAAACGAGTAAGAAAAGTAAATTCAGACATAATAAGAAGCGTAATACCGCATTCTTGTTTGAAGTACTTGTCAAGGAATTGACTATTGCTTCTCTTCAGAAGGATGAGGTGAAAAGAAAGAATATAGTATCACTTTTGAAGAAGCACTTCTCAAAGGGCACTCTTCTTAATAAAGAGTTAGACTTATATCGCTCTCTAACAGAAACAAGAGAAGTAACTAAAGAGTCTGCTGAAAAAATGATTTCAGAGGCCAAGAGAGTGTATTCTTCTTTATCTCCTCAAGATATATTTGTCAAACAGACAGATTTAATCAAGGATATATCATCTACCTTGGGAAATGATTTATATCAGCATTTTGTTCCAAATTACAAGAATTTAGCTACATTAGCTCAAATATTCAAAGGAAAAGGTACATTAGCTAGTAGAGTTATCATGGAACAAAAGCAAATAGAAGTACTAACTTCAAAGAAAGAAGAAAAAAAGAATAATCTTCAACATATTTCAAATTTAGCTTTTCGTTCTTTTATCAAGCGATTTAATAATGAATATCATGGCAAGCTTTATGAAGAGCAAGGTAAGTTATTAAATAAGTTTATTCATTCATTTTCTGATGATGGTTTGGAGCTCAAGATATTCTTGAACGAAGAGATAGGAAGATTAAAAGAAATTATATCAAAATCATTAGTTACTAAAGAGATATCAGAAGATAATAAAATGACAACGAGTACAAAGAGAGTAATCTCAATGCTTGAATCTTTTAAAAATAAGCCAATCGATGAGGATTCTTTAAAAAAGATACTTAAAATTCAGGAGTTGGCTAGAGAGGTAACTTGATATGTCGATAGTAATGAAAGTGGGTAAGAAAAAAGACATTATCCCCAAAGAAGAAAGTTCAGCAGTTGAAGAAGTCAAGCCACATGCTTCCATTAAGATGAAGGCCAGAAAAACTATTGATGGTAATATTCTTATATTAGATCATTCTGATATTGATATCATTGTTATACCGAAGACCAATAAAGTTTTAACTTTAGCAAAGAATACATTATCTGAAGATGTATATGATACACAAAATAGATTATTTAGATATCTTACAAAAAAGGGCGTTGTTGACCCATCCACTATACGCTCAGGCAATGTTTACGGCTCACTTGAAGCTGTTTATCCAAAAGAATCATATAATGGAGCTGATACAACTCAATTAGCTATATTTGGAGTAGGTAAATTTCTAGAGGAAGAAAGAGCATTTTATGAGTACTCTGATAGAAATGATCAACAAATGGTAGATTTCTTTACTAAACCAGAAGATACAACAGAACTAGGAGCTGTGAAGCAGGAGCCAAGAAAGGGTTCGATTGATCCAAACTTTGCTCAGAGTTTAACAGGATATTTCGGTCAGCCTTATTTCGAGGAGTAAGAGATGGAACTTTTATGGTTTATATTGACTGCATATGGTCTTACTCAAATATTGGTTTATGGAAAAATATTTGATAAGCCTAGAGATTATTTAAAGAATAAATCTTTGTTTTTTAGCCAATTAATAAAGTGCTCTATGTGTACAGGTTTTTGGGTTGGAGTAATTCTTTTTTGCTTAAACCCATTTACTGAACTATTTAGTTTTGAGCCTAATTTCGCAAATTTATTAATTTGCGGTTGGTTAAGTTCCGGTACGTCATACATGCTTAGTAAGCTTATTGGCGATAATGGAATAAATATCAACTATATAAATAATTATTCAAAGGAGGTTAAACATGAGCATGAATAATATCGTATCAAATAGATGGATGATTCAGCCTGTTAGACATTGTTGTAGTGGTTCTTAGATTTACCCCCATATCTTTAGAATGATATGGGGGCTATTTATTTGATAATAAGAGGAAATAATGATAATGCCAAAGAGAATATTGACAGAATTTTATGAATTATGTGATGGAGGAGTTTGCCAAGACTTTCTCACTGAGCAAGAAAAGATAGAGATTAGTGTTGGTGCTACGTATCTTACCGGTATTATGCAAAAGGCTGATCAGTTAAATGGAAATGGTCGTATATACCCAGCTAAAGTACTTCAGAGAGAAATGAAGAACTACGAGAAGCTCGTTGCTGAAAAGAGAGCTTTAGGGGAACTTGACCACCCAGAAGATTCTGTCATCAATCTCAAGAATGCATCTCATATGGTTACAAAGGTATGGTGGGACGGCAATAACGTGATGGGTAAAATAAAAGTTCTTAATACACCATCTGGTAATATATTGAAGTCACTTGTAGAGAGTGGAGTTAAGTTGGGTATTTCGAGTCGTGGTTTAGGATCCGTACATGAAGACAAGAACGGTCAAACCATTGTAGAAGATGACTTTCAACTTATTTGCTTTGATTTCGTTTCTGAGCCATCAACTCCCGGAGCTTATATGGCGATTGCAGAAGGAGTAGAAAGAAAAATATTCTCTAAGGCAGATCGAATTAATAGAATTTTAAATGATATCATCGAATAAGGAAGGTCATGGATAAGCAAGATTTAAAAAAGGTCTTAAGACCATTAATCAAGGAATGTGTTCGTGAGATTCTCTTCGAAGAGACAGGTGTTCTATCTAAGATAGTAAATGAAGTGGCAACAGGACTTAAATCCGAGAGAACACCTATCGTCAGAGAAAGAAGAGAAGATAGAGTCATGCCTGACTCTCATCAGAAAAATGACATGGCAGAGGAAAGAAATCGTCGTCTTAAAGAGCAGAAGGAAAATATGTTAAAATCTATTGGACGTTCTGCTTATAATGGAATTGATATTTTTGAAGGTACAACGCCTTTACAGACTGGAGGAGCGCCAAATACTGGTCCGACAGAATCTGCTGGTCGAGGCCCTATGAGAGATATCGATCCAAGTGATCCGGGCATAGATCTAAGCAATATACCCGGATTTGATATTAATATTGCAAGGAAATTAATGGGGTAAATATGAATAATAAGCCAGTTAACGCATCGGTAACTTTAAGACCGGATGAACCACTAGAAAAGGCAATCAGAAGATTTACAAAGGCTGTCAACAATAGTGGTGCTCTAGAGGAATGCTATAGAAGAAGATATTATGAGAAGCCTTCAGTTAAGAGACGCAGAAAGAAGGCAGAATCGATTCATAGAGTGAGAAAAGCTAATAGAAAGAATCAAGAGCAAAACGATAAAGGTTAAAAAATAAGGCTCCTTTTGGAGCCTTTATCGTATTTTCTTTTTTTGAAAACGTTATTTTCAAAAATGTAGTACTATTTATTTACGAAAAGCTATAATTACATTCGATAATTAAGCGTTAAGGAGAGATATTCAATGTCATCTATGTTAGAACAAGCTATTATTGACGCAGAAGCTTTAAAGGAAGCAGCAATTAAGAATGCCGAAGCAGCAATTATTGAAAAGTATTCAAGAGATATCAAGAACGCAGTTGATTACCTTCTAGAAGCTGAAGGTGAAGAGGACGATCTTGGCTTAGAAGATCTTGGTGCTGGCGATGAAATAGGCGATATGAGTATGAGCCCTCCAGAAGATGTTCTTCCCGGAGTTACATCAGCTGTAACAGATGGCGAGAAGCTTTGCCCATGTCCTGATGACGGAGAGGAAATTGTTGTTGATTTTAATCAGCTTGCGGCGATGGCTGATGCTGAGATGGGTGGTGACATGAATGCTCCGGGTTCAACAGAACCAGATATGGGTCTAGATATGGACGGCTTACTCGATGATGAAGAGGAAGAAGAAGTTCCATTAACCGAAGAATTAATTGCTTCAACTATAGAAGAGGTATTTGGTTTAAGCAAGGAAGGAAAGAATCCTTTTAAGAAGGACGATAAGAAAAATAAATTGATGGTAGATGAAGAGGAAGAAGAAGATGAAGAGCTTTCCGAAGAATTTATAAATTCTGCAATTGAAGAAGCAATTGAAGAAGTGCTCAGAGTTGATATTAAGCCTGTCCCTTCAGGTACCGTAATGGGTGCTCAGGCAAATCCTGTTGAATTAAAGGCTCAGGAAGATGCCATCATTGCAAGAATGAGAGATACCGAATTTGCCAAGAAGGAGAAGGAACGCCTTAAGGCAGTAAAGGATCTTAAAGATTTGCAGGAGAAGTATGAAGCAAAGAACCAGAAGATTGATGATGCCATGAAGGTTATATCTCGTCTTCAGGAAAAGCTGAATCAAACAAATATATTAAACGCTAAATTACTGTATACTAACAAAATTTTAAATAGTGACTCCCTGAATGAGCGACAAAAGGAAAAAGTTGTCGAAGCTATTAGTCGTGCGGGTACAGTAGAAGAAGCAAAGATGATCTTTGAGACTCTTCAAAGCACAGTGCAGAGCAGTCGTGATAAGAGACAGCCAAAATCGCTGAGCGAAGCAGTTGTAAGAAATTCATCAACCTTCATGCCTAGACGCACAGAAGTATTGCAGGAATCCCAACTTCCAGAAGTTGATAGATGGGCAATTCTTGCAGGAATTAAGAAGTAAGACTAATTTTCAATCATTTAGAAGGAGGAAACGAAAATGTCTATTTTAGAAAGACTCACAAGAGGAGTCGTAGAGCGTAATGTTGTAAAGGAGGGGGCTGCCCTTCTTAATAAGTGGTCAAGAACGGGACTTCTTGAAGGCCTCGCCGGAGACTACGAGAAGCAGTCAATGGCCGTTTTGCTTGAGAATCAGGCTAAGGAACTTCTCCGTGAAGCCAATAGTCAGGGCTCAGACGGTAACGTTCAGGGATTTGCCGCTGTTGCTTTCCCGCTCGTAAGAAGAGTATTCGGTGGTCTTCTCGCCAACGATCTTGTTAGCGTTCAGCCAATGAGCCTACCATCAGGTTTGATCTTCTTCTTGGATTTTACCAAGAGCTCAGAGCGTGACAACACCAAGGGTGATTCAATCCATGGTCAGGGCGTAGTTGGTTCAGGGATCATCAACGGAGTTACTCTCGGTGAGAATGGTTTCTACCACCTTTCGCAGGGTTATTCATCTGCTCGTGGTTCAGCTAAGGTTGCCAATTATGTAAATGCTACTGGGCAGGGAGCTTTGGTGCTAAAGAAGCGCCTTCTCTTGACTGACGACGGTGCCGGAGCTTTGGCATTAGAAGAAAACGCAAAAGAAGTTGATTTTGATCCGGATCTAGTTTCAGAAGCTATAGCCGGCGGTACTGATGAAGTAGCAGTTTGTACACTATATGTTGACAAGCTTGCCAATTCAACAGCTGACTGTGAAGTTACTCCCGGAAAGAATCTAAAGGCTCAGATGACGCCACACCATGTTATGACGCTAGCTCTTTCTGCGCTCGGAGCAAAGCTTGATGGTCTAACTTTAGTTCGTAGATTAACTAAGGTATTAACTAAGGATGCTAAGGGAAGACCTACTACTATGCGTGTAGTTCTTAGAGGAGAAGGTTCAGTATTAAGAGGCGGTGATTTAGTTACCAATAACGGTGTAACAACCATCGCAAATGCATCTGGTTTATTTATCACCGCTCCTGTCGATGGAGTGAGTGAAAATATCCTTCC